CTTATGTCGCTTCGTCTAGGCTTATCGCCTCGTGCTTTCGCACGTTTTAACCAGTGTGTAACATCTAGGAGAACATTATGCCCTATGGTAACGGTCCTAATACGCCGAACTCCGCCCGTGTTAAACTTAAAACCGGCTTCCCAGGTGGTTCTACCACCCAGGATGCGGAACAAGTTTTCCACGGCTTTGGAGTCGAGTATTTTAACCGTGCCGGGCGTAATGCCAAGATAGCTACAGCTAGCACCTGTCGGCGCTACACTGGACCGATGAAGGTAGTGCCTGTCACTCTTTATCGGGGACCTCGTCTGCCTTATAAAGTTCTTAATAAGAAGATTGGAAAGATGGTATGGGCTCGCAAACCTATCAAGGTTTACAAGCTTGTGCCATCAAAATCCAAAGTGGTCTACGCGAAAGGTCTCGACCTTCCGCCAAACCCCTTTACTTATTACTCTAAATTTGTGCAGCCAACTATCAACACAAGTCGCCTTCGTGGCGAATATTATGCTGATAAGTCCTGGTATGCGGAAATTGAGGGTGATCTGTGGTCGCAGTTTACTGCACCGTATGGCAGCGGCCCCATACCTTTGTCTCCCGATGATTCCGATGCTCTGCATCCTAATCTCGAGAACTTAGTGTATGAGCGTGATCAGAAAGCCATTCAGAAACTTTACTCAAAAGTAAAGAATCAGAATGTTAATCTCCTCAACGCTTTGGGCGAGCGCGCGCAAACCATCAAGCTCCTTAAGGACCTCGTAACGAGGCTCGTTAAGGCTCTTCTTGCTTTGAAGCGGCTCAATCTTTTAGGTGCGGCAATGGCCCTACTACCCGATATAAGTAACTCGAAATCGATTACTAACGACTTTCTCCTCCTTCAGTATGGTATTCGTCCGCTCATTGATGATATCAATGGGTTGATCGACCATCTGAATAAGTGGGAAACGTTACAATTCGACGTAAAAGTCTCTTCTACCGGAGTCTTAGAGCCTTTCTACGAGAGTACGGAGTTTTACAATGGCGTTCGCGCCACCTGTAAGAAGACTACTCTTGGAAAGTGTACTGTCACCTATAAAGCAAGGGTACGTGTGAAGGATAACTTCAACCGTAACCTCACTCGTTTGGGATTAACAAACCTAAACGCCACGGCGTGGGAGCTCATTCCATTCTCGTTCCTCATCGACTGGATTATTCCAGTGGGTGAGTACTTGAATTCGACTGATGCTTTCGACGACTTGGAGATAGTGTATTGTTCTAAGACTGTTTTCTACAAGGAAAACATGATCTTTGACAGGCAGTTCGGTGGCCGTGACTCGCAGGGGTACAACTGGGGGTATGGTGCTTCACAATGCGTGGTTCAGAAAGTTAAGGTGATTCGTGAGATACTCACTAATCCTCCTGCACTTCCTTTTCCCGCTGTGAAGTCTCCATTCTCCCGGGAGCACTTCTACAATCTTGCGGCTCTTATTAACTCACTACGGAGATAGTCTATGTCAGCTTTCGCTGCACTCACTCTGCCGAATAATGCGGCAGCAAACCAAACCTTCAGCCCTTCGGGGATCGATCCTAAGGGTGTCGCAACTTGGCGCACTACCAGTGAAGCATCTCTTGATGCCCGCCGGTCTGCAACCATGTCTGTGACGCTCCCAAAGAACGGTTCCCCTGTGGTTCGTGTGAAGCAACGCGTCACCATTCCCGTAATGGATTCGGTCGACGCGACCAAGAAGATCGGTGAATCCTACGCAAACGTCGAGTTCGTACTTCATAAGCAGGCAACTGCTACGAACCGACTCGACCTACGTAAGTTCATCGAGAAATTCGTCGCCGATGCTGTAACAACAGCAGCAGTGACGGACTTCGAAGGAATCTATTAATTTAGATTCTCATCTTCATGGCGTGTCGAGGCTTTCGCCGACGATACATTAAAGGAATTCTAATGGACAACCATCAGAAACTGCAGGATGTTTACATCCAAGAGTACTACAAATCGCTAGCCTGTCCACGTTCTCTAACTTGCTTAATCCTCTACAGAAATGCAGAGTTTAAACAGCTTGTTGAACTTGAGTTCGACCCAAATCACTATAATGATCTGGAGTCAGCTCGGGATAGTCTAGCTGCAACGAAGTTCTTGTCGAAAGCTACGTTTCTTAAAACCGGTAACGATTTAAAGAAACAGGCAATCGACACGTTCCTCGACGCTGAACGGACGTGCGAGCTCACCAATAGAAGGATACGTACGTCAAGGTTTTCTAACCCCTTGACGCCATCAGTTCTAACGAACATGATTGTAAAGATACGTTCCATCCTAGGTGAGTTCGACCCCGAAGACTTTGCGGACTCGTGCAATTGGGGACCCGGTGCTTCCACTCTCTTAAAGAGAAGGGAGGTTTCGTACCCAAGAAAATTTGACGTTGAACGTCATATCACGCCTCGTGCGTACGACTTCGTGAAAAGTTGGTTCCATATTGCATACCCTCATTGGGAATGTACTTTTGAAATCATCAATTCGTCGAAGATCGTCACCGTGCCGAAATCTGCTAAGACTGATCGTGTTATTGCCATCGAACCAGGGATTAATCTCTGGTTCCAAAAAGGCATTGGCACGCTCATTCGAAGAAGACTTCGGTACCAGGGTATTGACCTTAACGATCAGAGTCACAACCAAAGATTAGCCCGCCTAGGGAGTCTCACTCAAGAGCTCTCTACGGTTGACTTTTCATCGGCTAGTGACACTATATCGAGCGCACTTATTCAAGAGATTCTACCACCTAGGTGGTACGCTCTTCTTAATGCCTTTAAGGTTGACACCGGTCTTATTGATGGTAAAACTATTGAATTTAACAAATTCTCTAGTATGGGCAACGGCTTCACCTTCGAACTTGAGAGTCTTATTTTCTATGCCTTAGCGTGTAGCGTTTGCTACCAGCTGGGCGTCGATACTAAGGGCCTCTCTGTCTACGGTGATGACGTTATCTTACCATCTGCCTGTTATGATTTGTTCTGTTCCATAAGCGCGGACCTGGGATTCACTGTTAATAAGAGGAAGAGTTACTCTTCTTCCTATTTCCGTGAGTCCTGCGGTTCGTACTATTGGAACGGTTGCAATATCAAACCTATCTTCCAAAAGGAACCCCTTAATGGAAAAGCCGCTGTACTCAAAGCTGCTAATGGCCTTCGAAGGTCTGCTCATAGCCGTAATTCTTATGGCTGTGATCGGAGGCTTCGTCGTCCTTGGCAGATTCTTGCTCGGTCTTTGGGTAACGATACCCCTAGGCTGAGCGATGGATTCGGAGACCTTGGCCTCGTCGTCGATTTCGACGATGCGGTCAAGTCATCTTCCGTTTCCAGAGCATCTAACGGAATCGAAGGATTCTATGTTAGACTGTGGGCTCTCCAGAACTGTCAAAGGTACTTTGACACTCCGGGGCTCAACTTATACAAGTTGAGGAAGGTCATGGATTCGAGATCTCCCGATCTCTTTTCCATACAGGCTGGTGGGGATGTTGGTAACAACGTCCCTTTATCGGGCCGGTACAAGTACACGCGTATGCGAGTACTCGTTCCCGCGTGGGTCGATCTTGGACCGTGGTGTTAACCACATCTAGTATCGATCTTATCTGCTGTGCTTGAGATAGCCAGCTGGTGTGTATATTCTACACGAACTGCCTTTGCAGCAAGAGTTGAAAGTGC